ACCTCCACGCAGCCATAAGCCTTCAACATCCGACGATGCTGCGACCGCGAGGTAACCATCTTGCCGTCAAGCATGGACTTGTACGGCGTGATATCGGGCTGAACGTAGTGGCATTGCCCGCCCTTGCCCTTTACCCGCTCGACCAGTTCGCCATCCTGCCAAACATAGGTGCGTTTCATAAAAGCAACAGTACCTCCTCGTCATCCATTTCCAGATACGCCGCATAAATCTTTTCGGCAGCGTCCAAGTCGTTTAGCAGCGCGTCCCAATCAAGCGACGGGACAGCCGTAGACGCTTTTACAGCCGGTTTGGCGAACGGGGCAACTATCGCCTCAACTATCTGCGGCCTGTCCTCTAGCAGCGTTTCGTATGCGTCCTGAATCTGCGCTCGGCGGCGCTTTCGCGCTTCGGTGTCATCGTCAAACTTCCTGCGCCGCTTTTGATCGCCGTCGTGGGAGTCAATGACCACGATGGGCGTGCCTGAGTAAAGCAGATTGGCGTTGTTACCTGCGTAGGTATACACGCCGCCGTCAGCCAAGAGCGTGAACGCTCCAACGGTGGTATAGGTCAGCGTGGCATCGTTGCCGCTGTAAGCATAAACGCCGCCATCGGCTACCAGTCGGCGGTTAAACAGCGTATTGGCGTTGTTGCCTGCGTAGGTGTACACCCCGCCATCGGCAGTGATGGTGTACGCCCCGGCGGGCGTGTAAGTCAGGGTGGCATTGTTGCCCGAATACGAGTAGGTCCCGCCATCCGCGACCAGACGCCGGTTGTAGAGCGTGTTGGCCGCGTTGCCCGAATAGGTGTAAGTGCCACCGTCAGCCGCTACGCGCCGGTTGAACAGCGTGTTGGCATTGTTCCCGGAGTACGAGTAAGTGCCGCCATCGGCCACCAGCCGCCGATTGAACAGCACATTAGCCGCGTTGCCGGTGTACGAGTAAACGCCGCCGTCAGCGGCGATGGTGTACGCCCCGGCAGGCGTATAGGTGAGCGTCGCGTTGTTGCCGCTGTACGAGTAAACCCCACCCGCAGCGGTGAGCGTGTATGCCCCCGCCGCAGGTTGGTTGAACAGCAGTAAAAGGCTCACTCAGCCTCCGTCTGCATCGGCACGGCAAAGCCGCCGCGCTCGTCCTCCGTCAAGGCAACCGCTACGCCAAGCGCAATCAGCGCAGCGCCGTCAGCATCGGACACGATAGCCAACTGTCCGGCTTGCAGCACTTCGCCATACAACTCGGTGTCGAGCGCAATAAGCACTTTCATGCAAAGAACACATCACCCACAATGTCGTTAAGACCCACCGCCGTGTTGTCCGCATCAGCCGCGCCCGTGACCGTGGTCAGCCCGATACCCGTGGCGAATGCAATGCCGCCTTCGATGTTGAATGTGTTGACGTTGTTGGGCGGGATTGCAATCGTTCGCACAACGCCAGTGCCAGCCGTGGGCGTCGTCGTCTGATTGTGCAATTTGACGTATCGCCACGCCGCGTTCGTATTCGCCAGCGACCAGCCAATTACGCGACCGGGCGATCCTTTGACAATCGTCGCATTCGTCGTGGCAGCGGAGACAAGGTGAGTGCCGGACGCAGCGCCGGTCGCGTTGGCGCGGTATTGGACGCCGACATCACCGATAGCGGCGGTGCTGGCAGTGAGGGTCGTGCTCGTGGTGACTGAGGCGGTTACGGTGTTAATGTTGACTGTGCCGGAAATTGGCAAGGCCGCCTGCGAGCCGAGCGGACGGACGCCCGCGAGGTATGTTGGGACATTGGCATTGTCCTCGACAGCCACGAAGCCGACCGTCCAAGTGGTCGTCGATGCCGGGTTGGTCGTGCCGTTGAACGACCAGAGGTAGAAGTACAAATCGACATCATCGTCGGGGATGTTTTCGATGCGCGATGCGCGGGTCGTGACATTCGGCAAGGTGTTCGAGGCGACGGTCGTATCCGCCCAGTTTATGTTGCGCCCGTCGGCGTAGACCTGCATCACATGGCCAGCACTCGCGGTCGTGCTGATAGTCGCCGACGTGTCGCCGCTGTTCCAGCCACGCCGCTGCGCGTCTACCGAGGCGTTGGTCGCCGTCGTGCCGCTGTAGAGCGTGCGGATGTAGTTCCAGCCGAACAGATCAACCGTGCAAGAGCCGGACGCAGGCCAGCCGGAAACCGTGAAGTTGATGGTGTCGGCAGTCGGCACTGACGCGATGGCAAAACGGCCCGGTACGCCGTTCGCGCCGGTGATCGCGCCCACGAACATGAATTGGCCGACATTATTGGCGGTGAATCCGTGCGCGGTCTTGGTGACGGTAATACTGGTCGCTGAGTTGATGGTGCAGGACAATCCCTCGCCGATCATGTCGGCCAGCATCGCTACGAAGTTGTTGTTGGCGATGCGCTGCGAGAGGATGGTCTTGTGCCGCGCCGTGAACGCGCCACGGAACGACGCCGTAGAACGCGCGAGGAATTCGCTGTTGGCCGTCGTGCCTGTAGTGACGAGCAGGTTGCTCGACCCCTGCGTGACGCCCATACCCGTGCCGAGGCGGCGCTGCGTGAACTCCGATGCCAGCAGGCTCGACCCGGAGTCAGCGAATCCCACCGACCAAACATCGGCGGGAGCCTGACGCACAACCGCGCCAGCGTCATCGGCGAGCGGGTTTGTTGCCTTGACGCGCAGGTGGGTGGTCGAGTCGGCAGCACCGTCCGTCACCTTCATGCGCTGATATTGCGCGCCAGAGATGTCGTCCGTTGCGATGCTCTCGCCAGTACCCGGCAGGATTACGTTGTCGGTCATGGCTTAACTCACCGTGATCGCAGCGCCCGTGAAGTCCACGGTGAAAGTCTCGGCGTTCGCCATCGTGATGGACGAGCCGTAGTCCCACCAGCCCACCAGCGGGTCGGCGGGCGACGTCGGGGTGTCGTCGTACAGCACCACATACCGGAACGGCCCGACAGCACCCGAGGCCGTCATCACCAAGTCCGCGAGGACCAGCGTGAAGGTGCCACCCGTCTGCGATGCGCTCGTCGTGGAAACATTACGCGACGAAAGGTTGGTGTACGAAATCTGCGTGATGTCGGTTAGCACGCTGTTGGTCGCCACCGGGGCGGTGTTCGTGAGCGCAATCACGAACTGGTCGGAGCCGAGGTTGGCTCCCTCGACCATCGTCTCTGCCCACGCGTTGAACTTGTTGTAGGTAGCCATGATTTACTCCGTCAATTAATTGTCTGTTGATCGCGCATGACTTCAACACCCGCAGCCCGCCCATCCGGGCCTCGGATTATACGCTTTGGCGCATACATTGCCTGCATCGCCGTCTGAAGGTACGCAAGCGTCTCGGCGTGCTGCTGCGCCTGCTGCGCCTGCATCTGCTGAAGGCCCGTCATCACGCGCTGAATGTCCGTCCCGACAGCCTGCGCCATCTGCTGCGTCTGCGATGCCTGCGCTTCGATGTTGGGGATATCTGCGCCGGGATTAGCAGCGATACGCGCAACGAGGATTTTTGTCTGCGCGTCAAGGTTTGCTTTCCAACGCTCCAACTCGGCCTTGTTCTGCATTTCTTGAGCCTTTAACTGAGCCTCAAACTGCATCTTTTGCGCTTCGGTTTGCTGTTCAGCAGAGATACGCTGCTGCTCCATCTGCAACTTGGCCTGTTCCATCTGCATCTGAACTTGCGCCTTTTGCTGCTCGACCTGCGCCTGACCCTCGGCGGCCTGCTGCTCTGGCGAGGGCTGGCCCTGCGTCTGCTTCATCTGTTCCATAGCCTGCTCAATGGCACCCTCCAGCGGACGCGCCTGCTTGAACGCTTGAACGCCGAACTTCATCAGTTCAGACATGACCGGGGCCATTTCGGGACGGGCCACCGCAACCGGAATAACCTGCTGCATGAACCCGCCAAACGCCTGCAAGAACTCCATGCGGTCTTGCTTCATCTGCGCTTCGTCAATCTGCACGAGGCTATCCGCAGCCACATCAATGCGGAAGTTACGCAGCGGGCTGTCCTGCAACAACTCTAGCGCCTGCGGGATGACAGCCTTATCCGCATCGCTCATCTGCTCGGCAGCGGCGTAGGCAAGGATGGTCTGCGGCTGAAACTTGGTGCAGATGATTTGCGCCTTCAATCGCAGCAGTTCCGTGGCAAAAAGCGCCACATCTTCCTGCATCGACCGCAAGCGGAGCGAGGCGTACTGCCCCTTAATCTGCTGCGCCGTCGCTGTCTCACTCGCCGCAGTCTGACCCCGGATAATGTCCGAGATACCCGTAATCTCGTAAATCTGACCCTTGATTTGCTCACGCGCCGAATAGCATTGAATCAGCGCACCGGCAATCTGATCAATGGGC